AATATCAAAAAATACGCAGATAATCATTGACCTTGATAAATAAAAAGCGCATAATAAAACATGTGCATAAGGCATATAAACATTTTAGGCATAACACAAGGAGGCATTTAAAATGGCTACATTATCAGAAATTCGTGCTAAACTTCAAGAAGCACAATCAAAGTCCACAGGACAATCCACCGGCGGTGGAGACAACGCAATTTACCCACACTGGAATATGCAAGAAGGCAAGGAAGCGGTTATCCGTTTGCTACCTGATGGCAATCCCAACAACACCTTTTTCTGGGTAGAACGTGCAATGATCAAACTGCCATTCGCTGGTATCAAAGGTGAAACTGATTCACGCCCAGTACAGGTACAGGTTCCCTGTGTGGAAATGTACAATGATGGAACAGCTTGTCCAATCCTAGCAGAAGTACGTGGTTGGTTCAAAGACAAAAGTCTTGAAGAAATGGGTCGTAAGTATTGGAAGAAGCGTTCATATATTTTCCAAGGTTTCGTAGTTGAAGATCCTATCAAGGAAGATAAGATTCCAGAAAATCCTATTCGTAGATTTATCATTGGTCCTCAAATCTATAACATCATCCGTTCAGCATTGATGGATCCAGAACTAGATGAATTGCCAACAGACTTCCTGAAAGGTCTAGACTTCCGTATTGCTAAAACATCTAAAGGCGGATTCGCAGACTACTCTACATCTAAGTGGAGCAGACGTGAACGTGCTTTGAGTGATGTGGAAAAAGCAGCCATTGACAGTCATGGACTGTTTGATCTTAGTGGCTTTCTTCCTAAGAAGCCCACAGATGTTGAGCTCAAAGTAATGAAAGAAATGTTTGAAGCATCAGTAGACGGCGAAGCCTATGACATGGATCGTTGGGGTCAGTATTTCAAACCTGCAGGTATGGGTCAGGCCACTGGTGATCCTAACAAAGCATCAGTTCGCGCACCTGTGGTCGACGAAGATGCAGATGATGCTCCGGCTCCAAAGACCGCTCCTGTTGCAACACCAGCAGCAGCACCAGCAGCAACCGCAGAAGGTGCTAGTCGTGCGCAAGACATTCTTGCCATGATTCGTAATCGTCAAAAGCAGTAATTAACACGGCTCGGGCCTCTAAGACGTAGTTCTTACGCCCGGGTTCTTCTCATCACAGGATAATAATATGGCAAGAATACAAAAAATTAATGAGAACTTCTCTCTGAGTTTTAATAGCAGAGAAGATCAAACAGGTGACACAGTAGCAGACATTGATGTTAGATTTGACAACCCCAAGGATGATTCTGTTATAATTAATAGACTAAACACTTGGCTTATAGCAATCGGTCGTACTGACATTGTTGTGAGTCCAAAGAAACTACCAAAGGGTGAATAATGGCAAAAGCATTTGATATTTCTAAATTTAGAAAGTCAATTACTAAATCTATTGACGGTTTAAGTATTGGCTTCAACGATCCAACTGACTGGGTTAGTACAAACAATTACGCATTAAACTATCTTATCAGCGGATATTTTGATCGCGGTATTCCATTGGGCAAAGTCACAGTATTTGCGGGTGAGAGCGGTGCTGGTAAATCATTTATCTGTTCGGGTAACCTAGTTAAGAACGCACAAGCACAAGGCATCTACCCTATCTTGATTGATACAGAAAATGCACTTGACGAAAAATGGTTACACGCACTAGGTGTAGATACAAGTCCAGACAAGTTGTTGAAACTTAACATGGCCATGATCGACGATGTGGCAAAGACCATCACAGAGTTCATTGCAGAATACAAAACCATGGATGAAGCAGATCGTCCTAAGATCTTGTTTATCATAGATTCTTTAGGTATGTTACTGACCCCCACTGATGTTAACCAGTTCCAGGCTGGGGATATGAAAGGTGACATGGGTCGTAAGCCTAAAGCACTAACAGCACTGGTTCGTAATTGTGTTAATATGTTTGGCGCCTATAATATTGGTATGGTATGTACCAATCATACATATGCAAGTCAAGACATGTTCGATCCAGATGACAAAATTTCGGGTGGTCAAGGCTTTATCTACGCTAGTTCAATCGTTGTTGCTATGCGTAAGCTGAAGTTAAAACTTGATGCAGACGGCAACAAGACTACAACTGTACAAGGTATTCGTGCCGCTTGTAAGATTATGAAAACACGTTATGCCAAACCCTTTGAAAGTGTGCAGGTTGAGATTCCCTATGAAACAGGTATGAGTCCATATAGTGGATTAGTCGACCTGTTCGAAGCCAAAGGCATGCTCAAGAAAGAAGGTAACAGCCTTGTATACACTACCAAAGACGGTGAGATCATCAAACAGTTTCGCAAGGCGTGGGAACGCAATGAGAAAAATGGACTAGACATTGCCATGGAAGACATTTCAAAACATGGCGAAATTTCCGCTTCAGAGATAACTACTACAGTTGAACCAGACTTGGAGGAAGCCGAATGAAAGAAGATTTAATCGCCGATATATGGAATGTAGTGATTGGTCATATCCCAGAGAAACAACGAGCTGATGTTGCCGCTGATTTTGTTAACACACTGTTAGACCACGGCATCAAAGACTCTGTGTTAGAGTCACTGCAAGGAGTAGATCCCTATCTAGACGATGCCATCGAGTATGCAATCGATGGTGAGGAAATCGAAGAAGAACACGAAGACGACGAGGAATAAATGAATTGGTATGATCGAGTTTCCAAGGATATTTCGAATATTCCCGATGCCGTGGCCTATTATGAAGCTGAATTACTTTCAGCAAAACAAGATGTCCGTGTAACGGGAAGCATCGAGAAAGCCTCTGCGCAGATGCCTGGCATCGTAGAAACTCGATTCAATCAATTGCAAGAAATTGAAGGTATCCTAGAATATCTCAATATCGAACTTCGAAGACTGCGTAGTCAACATTTTCGTAAGTATCTTGAAAACTACCAACGTCAGCTCAGTTCTAGGGACTGTGAAAAGTTCGTGGAAGGTGAAGCTGACGTTGTAGACTTTGAAAAGATCATAAATGATTTTGCTCTGTTACGTAACAAATGGTTGGGCATTATCAAGGCCTTAGATATTAAACAATGGCAGTTGAGTAATATTGTTAAACTTAGAACTGCGGGACTAGAAGACGCTACTCTATGAAAATAGGTATTGTTGGTTTTGGATTTTTAGGTGGTGCAATAGGTTGGGCGTACAGAAATACAGATCTCGTTATTAGAGATCCAAAGTTGCAAGACTCTGCAAGTTTGGATAAATTTGTAGATCGAGATGCTATCTTTATTTGTGTACCTAGCCCAAGTACAGAAGACGGCCACTGCAACACAGCTATCCTTGAGCAGGTATTAAAAGAATTGTTATTTGTAACAATTCAAAATCCCGATGTTATATTAATTAGTAAATCAACAGCATCCCCTAGTACGTATAAACGACTGCAACAAGAATATCCAAATCTCGTACATGTGCCGGAGTTTTTGACACAGGCAAATGCCAATGCAGATTATGCCAATGCAGATTATTGTGTTATCGGCGGCAATTATGATTGGGCAATTAAAGCAAGAAATGTATTGTGTTTTGGTCGAGCATTGACCCACGACAAACATATTATTGTTCCTATCGAAACTGCATCACTATACAAGTACATGATGAATAGTTATCTTGCTGCTAAAGTGACCTTTATGAACGACTTTAAAAAAATTGCCGATGCAGAAGGTGTTGACATTAAAGATTTAGCATATCTAGCAAAACACGATGATCGTATTGGAACAACACACATGGAAGTTCCGGGTCCAGATGGTCAATACGGCTGGGGCGGTGCATGCTTTCCTAAAGATATAGCAGCTATTCAAATGGAAGGGTTAGATTTGGGCGTGGAACTTGAATTATTGAGTCGTGTCGAAGATATCAACAAAAAACACAGAAAAATCCAAGAATAAACTACGCAGATAAATATCTGCATGAAAACTATTGTACTTGTCACTGGAGGATTTGATCCTTTACATTCCGGGCACATCGCCTACTTCCGATCAGCAAAACAACTAGGAGATATTCTAGTAGTAGGTATCAATTCTGATGCGTGGTTGGTTCGTAAAAAAGGCAGAGCATTTATGCCTTGGCATGAACGAATGACTATCGTTAAAAATATCAAAGATGTAGATTTTGTTTTAGAATTCAATGATGATGACGGTAGCGCCAAACAGGCAATAAAATTAGCCAGACAGACATGGCCCGATCATAAAATTATATTTGCCAACGGCGGAGACCGCACAGATGCCAACATTCCGGAAATGGAGTTTGAGGATCGCAATCTAGAATTTCATTTCGGAGTTGGCGGATTTAATAAGGCTAATTCTAGTTCATGGATCTTAGAAGAATGGAAGGCTCCTAGGACAGAGCGTCAATGGGGCTATTATCGTGTATTACATGAAGTACCTGGAATGAAAGTCAAAGAGTTAACAGTTGATCCCGGCAAAAGTCTAAGCATGCAACGACATAATCACCGTGCTGAATATTGGATTGTTAGTGAAGGGCAAGCCATTGTTAATAGAGCAACTCCGTTGGATTTTGAACTGCCGCCTGCAGAACTAAACAAACACGATCAATTACACATCGTCAATCAAGAATGGCATCAACTTACTAATCCCTACGAACACCCATTAAAAATCGTAGAGATACAGTACGGTGAACAATGCGTCGAAGAGGATATAGAAAGAAAATGATTCCAATTTTTATCGGGTACGACCCCCGGGAAGCCATAGCATATCATGTATGCACAAATAGTATCATTAGACATTCTAGTCATCCAGTGAGTATTAATCCATTGGCATTGAATATATTAAAAGACTACGAAGAGAAACATACCGACGGTAGTAATCATTTTATCTATAGTCGTTTCCTTGTTCCTCATCTCATGGAGTACAAAGGTTGGGCAATATTCATGGACGGTGACATGTTGTTGCGAGACGATATCGAAAAGCTGTGGGCATTACGAGACGAGTCAAAAGCAGTTATGGTTGTCAAGCACAACTATAAAACTAAGATGACTGAAAAATATCTTGGTTCTAAAAATGAAGATTACCCCTGTAAAAATTGGTCAAGCGTGATTCTTTGGAACTGTGGACACCCTGCCAATGCTGTGGTTACTCCGGAGTTTATACAAAATGCCACAGGAGCACAGGTACATAGATTCACTTGGTTAGACTCTGAGCTAGTCGGTGAATTGCCAGCAGAGTGGAATTGGTTAGACATCGAATACGAATGGAATCCTTCAGCAAAATTAGTTCACTATACCCTAGGAACACCTTGCTTCCACGAGTTTGCTGATAAGGGCGATTTTACCGACGAATGGCATAGAGAAAAAATTTATGTAGATTATTGTCTACAGCACGGACTATGATTACAAATAAATTTAATTTTTCAGAAAATTTTCTAGATGAGTTCACAGTTATAGATGAAGAGTATGAAGGAGTGAGTATTGATAGAAAATGGCACCTATATCAAGTTTTAGATCTGCCAATGATAAATGGATCAATTTTAGAATTTGGTGTATGGAAAGGAAAAAGCCTTAGAATGATATCAAATCATTTTCCCTCTGAAGTTGTATGGGGATTCGATAGCTTTGAGGGGTTACCTGAAGATTGGTTTACAATTTCTAAAACAGAACCCTCTCATCCAAAAGGCCATTTTCGTATTGATGAGCTTCCTAAATTTGGTAATAATGTTAAATTAGTAAAAGGATTTTTTAAAGAAACACTGCCTCAATGGATACAGAATAATCAATCTGAAATAAAATTCATTCATATCGACAGCGATCTTTATTCAAGTGCTAAGGATATTTTAACTATGTTAAATCCGGTTATCGTACCAGGCACAATTATACTTTTCGACGAATTATATCCTTGGGGCGGCCACGAAATATATTTAGAATGGCAACTCGGTGAATTTAAAGCATTGAAAGAATGGGTAATTGAATACAATCGAGAATTCGAACCCTTGCTGCGAAGCAGACACATGCAATGTTCAATTAGAATTACAAAATGATCTTTCTCAGCAAAGACGGCCAGGATCCCTATATAGATATGTTGGCACAGGGCTGCGGTAAAAAAATCACTGATACTAACGATTTTGATTATGCTGCCAGTTCTGAACCTATTGTGCTGCGCGGCATACTCAAGAAAAAAATCATACATCGTTGCTTGGCCGACGGTAGAACATTTTATTATGTGGATACAGGATATTTTGGCAATGAGATCACTGCTGGTAATCCTAATGGTTGGAAGTATTGGCACAGAATCGTAAAGAACGATCTACAACACAAACATGTCGTGCCAAGATCTGATGATAGATTTAAGAATTTTAAGAAAACAATATCACCTTGGAAAAAAACAGGATCTAAAATATTAATAGCGAAGCCTGATGATAAGCCAATGAGATTTTACGACTACGACATGGACCTATGGCTGCGGAATACCGTTGACACTATCCGTGAACACACTGACAGACCTATAGAGATTAGAGATCGTGCAGCCAAACGCATAGATAGAATACAGCACAACACACTGCAAGAAGCATTAGATGACGATGTATTTGCACTAGTGACTTTTAACAGTGTGGCCGCTGTAGAATCTGTGTTTCACGGTATTCCTGTGTTTACACTAGCACCAACTAATGCAGCTGAACCAATGGGGTTGCAGGATCTTTCACTGATAGAAACTCCTCGTTATCCAGACAGTGACGAAGTTTATCAATGGGCCAGTCATCTGGCCTACGGTCAATTTCACAACAGTGAATTGCGCAACGGCAAAGCCATGGAGATGTTGTTAAATGGAAATTGATGATACATCATGGGAAGGAACCTTTAGAAAATCTATATCAGGATCATCACCTGCTATATTTCGAGGAATAATAAAAAGAAAACATATACATGATTGTCTAAATCGAGGTGAAGATTTCTATTATATGGATACTGGATATTTTGGGAATTTTACTAGCGCAGGAAATCCCAGCGGAAAGAAAATTTATCATAGAATCGTAAAAAACGAATTACAAAAATCTAAAATAGAATCAAAATCTGCAGATAGGTGGCGAGCATTAGTCAAAGGTGATAATAGACTTACCTGGCCGGGGTGGAAAAAAGACGGCAATAAAATTTTATTAATTGTATCTAATCCTAAGTCCTGTCATTATTTCGGATATGATATGCCTCAATGGCTAGATGAAACTGTTGCTACTATAAAACAACACACAGATATGCAAATTGTAATTAGACACAAAGGATCGAGGTCTGCTAGAAACTGTGACAGCATCTATGACGCTTTGGATCAGAAAATTTTTGCCACAGTTGCATTCAACAGCATTGCCGCAATGGAATCTATTGCCTATGGAGTGCCTGCGTTCGTTACTGTTCCTTGTGCGGCAAGTCCCCTAGCTCTAACTGATTTTACAAAAATTGCCACCCCGTGGTATCCGGATTCTTCATTGGTTGCACAGCATTGTCACTCGTTGGCCTACGGTCAATTTACACACGAAGAAATTGCCAATGGCACAGCATGGAAAATATTAAATGAAACTACTACTTAACGACAAAGAAATAGCTAGATTCTTGATTGAATTAGTCAATGTCTCAGATGCCTGCAAACACATTGAATTAGACGAGCGTCACACCGCCGGAATGATTCATTGGATCATAGAAACAAAAAATAAACCCAGATTTAATCTAGAAAAACATAGAGATAAAATCAAACAAAAGATCACTCAAGGAATTCGTAAAGATCTTAAAGCATGGATAGATTTGGTAAATCAACAGATCAGTAATCACAAAGAACATTTTTATAAAAACATACACCGACACATAGATGTTCTTATAGATAGACTGGGAGAAGAGCAAATATTACAACTCTATAAATCCCATCCGAAACAAAATTTTATTAAAACCGTGGGATTTCAAATTGATCCTGCCGCAGAAATGATGCGGCGCAGACATTTTAATTCTGCGGAAGAAGATTGTCTATTACGCAATACTGTAGGTAACGAACAGATACTGGTTAATAAAATAGATCACAATCTACCTTTTTGGTTCATCGATAGCGGATATACTAATTTTATAGAACCCAATAAGAAGTGGCATAGACTAGTAAGAAATCATTTACACTTCAATCGAAATTTTGTAGCCCCAGCCAATCGGTTAGATATTTTCCCCAGTTTTCCTCAACCATGGCGACGTGACGGAACTAAAATTTTAATTGTTGAACCTGGAGAATTTGCTGCTGGTATAATGCATGTGGGGGCCAAAACTTGGGGTCGGCAGGTAGCAGAAGAATTAAAAAAATACACAGATCGCCCTATTGAATTTAGGTCGAAAACAAATAAAAAAACTAGAACCAGCCTATATCAACAGTTATTAACTGGCGATTACTACTGTACCGTTAGCATCAATTCCAATAGTGCCGTAGAATCTATCTGGGCAGGCGTTCCTGCTATTACCTTGAACAAGCATGTGAGTAATCCTGTGACAAAGAGTAACCTAAGCGAGATCAACGATCTATATTATGGACCGTTGGGAGATTGGTTGGCCTGGCTCAGCTATTGTCAATTTACTTTTGATGAATTAATGGACGGCACAGCTCTGGACATTGTAAGGCGTTATCACAGTGTCTAATCTCACCGCTGTGGCCTATTACGCTGGAATTCCGCCTAATAACCGGAACCCAGAGAAACCTCAGATTTTAGATAATTTCTGTCAGGGAGTTCATGCGGCCGGTGACACTGCCATACAACACCATGGAATGAATGCAGTGTCTTGTGATGTTGCATTGATACAGGGATTTGTACATGAACACGGTAAATCTGCACCTCATTTACAATTGAGACAAGATGCTGTGAATTTACAAAAGAAAAACAATCGTCGAAGCCTTATTGTAGACAGCAATCTTTTTCTATATGCAGATCCAAATAATACCAAAACCTATCTAAGATACAGTTTCGACGGAGTGTTTCCAACCACAGGATTTTATTTTGATCGAGACATCGATTCTACCCGCTGGCGTAAAATAAGTCAGGATCTCAATATCAGTTTGAAGCCTTGGAGGACACAGGGCAATCATATATTGATCTGTCTGCAAAGACATGGTGGATGGAGTATGGGCGGACTCGGTGTGCAGACATGGTTAGATCAGACTATTGCACAGATTAGGCAACACAGTATAAAACGTCCTATTATTGTGCGAACTCATCCTGGGGATAAAAAAATTAAATCAATATTGAAAATATACGGCAAAGGTGTACAACTAAGTACAAATGAAAGATTGATTGATGATCTAAGACATGCATGGGCTACCGTGGTCTATAACAGTAGTCCTAGTGTAGCCAGTTTGATTGAAGGGGTTCCATCATTCATCACAGATCCAGTGCCACACCACAGCCAGACCTATGATGAATGATGGA